AAAATTGAAAGATTTATAAAAAGTTAAAGAATCTCCTTTGAAAGGAGATTCGTTTAAAATTAAGCTAAGATTGTATGACTTAAATCTACAGCCCAGTTTCTTGCATACCATTCGGCATTCATCGGGTTGGTTGTAAGTCCATAACGTGTTCTTAACATAATACTTGGAGCACCAGATTCAGGGTCTACCAATTTTTGGAAACTTAGTGGAACATATGGACAGAAAAATCCAAGTCCATCACGACGGTCAGAACCTTTATAAAGAACAGTAATATAATCGCTTGTTGCATATTGATCAACAATTACACGATATCTGCCATCATATGTTCCAACAAGACCATTAAATAGTTTTTGATCTATATTAGCTGAAGAATCAGCAAATTTGAATGATCCAGCTTGAGATAACATTACTGCAACTTTTGGTGAACATACAATAACATTTGCATTACCACGTTTTGTATCAATACCAACATTAGCAGACTCTAGATCAATCTTAATAGCTTGAACTCTGTATTTCTCAATTTCCCATCTACCATCAACAGTTGAAGGAGCAAATGGATCAGCTACGTGTGTTGCATTATCATTAACAAACTTAAGAACTTCTCTATCTATTTCTGTTTGTAATTCAGCTTGCATTAAAGACATAAGCTCTTCATCTGCTAAAAGACCATGTTGTGCTTTAAGATCTTCATACATTTCTAAAGTATATCTAGCTTTTAACTTACGAGTTTGAACCTCAACTGCTTTTTTAGCAACATCGAAACCAACTTCGTTAATATCTTTACCCATAACCTCACCAACTGCAGTAGATACTGGACCACTGTAAGATGGAAGAATTGTGTGGAAGATAGCTTCATTAGAATAAACGTTCTTAATTGCACCACCAGCGCCGTATGTCTCACCTTTTGTAAAACCTTTTGTTTTATCGTCAAGTGAAATAAGAACAAGACCATTAATCTTATCAACAAAAACAACTTTGCCATTACCGCCAGCTGCTGAAGTTGCTGCATCACCAACATTAAGACCAGTGTTTGTAACTTCTATAACTTGACCAGCATTTGTTCCTTTAATAGGATTAATGCCATTACCAACAAATCTATTATAAAGTGAATAGATGAAGCCTGTTGGCATTGTCATAGGCTGAACACCAAGTAACTCATTAGCTATAAGTTTTGGAAATACACGTCTTACCAATGGAATCATAATTGGTGTAAATTGTGCAATATCACCAGTAGTTGTGCCAGATTCTTTAATTAGAGCTTCAGCTTCTTTTGAAGTATTCTCTAATACAAGAGCCATAATATTTTTATCAGATTCTTTTAAAGGCTCATATTTTGAGCTTTCAAGAATTGGTTGAAATTTCTCAGTTAAATTCATTTTATCATTTTCCTTTTGTTTTCTTAAATTAAAATAAATACGAAATTATTTATCTTTTTAGCAATATTTTGCCCAAGATTCTTTAATTTCTTCTTTTTTCTCTTCTTTTGGAGTTTCTTCTGCCTTTTCAAGCATTGACTCTTTAAGAACTTTAACCTTTTCAGCAAAATCTTCATCTACAGAATAAAGTGATGCAACTTTTCTTAGTTTTTCTGCTTCAGAAATAGTAAGATCTCTGCAAGCTTCAGATAAAGTCATCTCTTTTTCAAGCTCAAGAACTTTGCTCTTAAGATCTAAATTTTTAGCTATTGCTAAATTCAATTTCTCTGTTAATTCAGCTTCTTTAGAAGATGTTTTCTCTTCAAACTTATTTTGAATAGATAGCAAATCTGCGCCTGAAGCAACAACCATAGCATCGAATGCTTCAATAATAGTATCAGCTTGTTCGATATCTAAATCGTATGTTATTCTTTCGCTTATTGATTCTTTAAGATTTTCAATTTCTTCATCTAAAAATTTATCTAATTTAGAAATTAACATTTCATTTAAATCTTCAAGCTTAGCATCATATTCTTCTATTAAATTTTGCTTCTCTTCTTCTATTCTTTCTTCAACAAGTTGTTTAGACTTCTCTTCAACAGCTTCATTAAATCTATTTTCAATTTCACTTTGAAGTTCAGAAGTCAATACATCTTCGTTAAGAACGTTTTTTAATATTTCAATCATATTGACCTTCTATAATTAATTTTAATTTTTACGAAATTATTTATCTTTTTCAGATATTGATAATCGTAAAAGTTTTAATAAGATAAACTTATTAAATTATTTATCTTTTTCATAAATATTTAGTGTTCTTTTTGCTTAAATTTTAATATACATTAGAATTCATTGCATCTCTTAATGTATTTTCCTGAGCTCCAGGTGTTGTTGCTGCAACAGCATTAGCAACATTTGCAACGGCTTTTTGAGTATCATCTATTTTTTGTGATAAATTAGCAATACCTTCTGCATTAGAAGTATCGTGTTCTATAGACACAACAGTTTGTTTTGCTGTTCTGGTTGGAACAAATGCGGAAGCGTGACCAGAACTTTTATCATAAACGGCAGTTCTTAATTTAGAATTAGGACCAGGAACTGCTTGTGCGTGTAACCACGAACTTTCGTGTAAATAATATCCATCTTGTTTTAAACCGGGTATTTCATTATTTGCAATAGCATTCATAACTTCTGTTACATTATGATTTTTAAATTGAATATCAAAAGCTTGTCCAGATTTATGTTTAGATTCTGATTTACCGCCAACTTTTGAATTTAATTCATTTCCTCTAAATCCTGAAGTTAAAAATGCATCTGGATATGCTCTAAAAATAGGTGTTAAAACAGAATCATATGAAGACAAAACATTAGATTGAACTGATGAAGAATTATATAATTCTGTAATATTTCTATCTACTAAATAAGGATAAGAATTAGAATAAGATACTTGAGAAAATATATCATTTTTATCTGATAAAACAACATCATTTGGAACTTTACCATATCCTGGATTTTGAACACCTTGAACGTCATTTTCTCCAGATACTGAATCTGAAACTTTAGACACATCTCCAGAAGTTGGTGCTAAATCATCTAATTTTAAATCAGATACATTCACAGGTTCTTCTGAACCCAGAACTTTCGTAACATCAAGTAAAACTCCCATATCATCTGCTAATAACATTGCATCTATTCCGGCAGATATTGCTGTTCCTGCACCAGGAAATAATCCAGCTATGCCAGAAATGATAGCTGCACCAGCTTTTGTGTAATCACCATCTGCTAAATATCTTAATGCCTGTGGTATAGATAATAATAAACCAATTACTGGAATTTTTTTAAAAATATATTTTATTGCTCCACCTAAACCCAATTTTTTAGCAAAAGTTGCAAAATTACTAGATAATTTCGAAAATCCGTCAACAACTTTAGAACCAAGCCAAGTCAATGGAGATTTTCCATCTATATTAGGCAAAATAGAATCAAATAAATCCATACCTTTTTTTATAATTCCGCCACCAGGTAAAAAATCCATAAAACCTTTAGCAACTTTTGAATTTATTGCAATATTAAAATATTTTTTTGCTCCATCAACAATAGGTGCTCCATATTTTTCTAACCAATCAATAAATGGACCAACTAATTTAGAATTTACAAATCCTTTGGCTATTTGCCATCCGCTTGTTACCAAACCTTTTGTATAATCATATCCTGCTTTTACGACATCCACTGTTTCATTTGCAACTTTGACGGTTGAATCCCATGTTTCTGATGCAAATGTTTTGGTTTTGTCCCACCAAGAAACTGCCTTTTCAGCTGCTGGAGCAACAAAATCTTTAGTCGCAGATACTGCTGTTTTAACTGTTTCTGAATTTTTAACAGAATCTACTGTAGATGAAACGGTTGATGATATTTCTCCCCATACTGATTTTGCACCTGATACAAGAGATTTACCAACAGATTTAGCTCCATCTACAACAGCCGCTCCAGCTTTTACAGCTGCGTCTTTAATACCACCCAATAAAGGTGAAACATAACCCCATATTTTTCCTAATCTCTCAGACCAAATTGCCCATTCTTTAGAGAAAAAATTACCTATTTTTGGAATCCATTTTTGTCCAAATTCTATTGCTGTTTTTAAACCATCAAATAATGAAGATCCAAAAGATTTTAAAGATTTAATTAAAGGAACAGATTCCAACAAATCTTTAAACCATGTTAATAATTTAGTTGAATTAAAGAATAATCTTATAGCTGATGCAATTTCAGGTAAGAAAAATGATGCTAATCCAGCTAATCCTGCTATTCCCAAACCTGTTCCTGAATTTTCTGATACTTCTTGAGATTTTTCTGTTTTAGAATTTGCTTTAGAAACAGGAGTTGGTGTATTGTGTTTAATAGATGTATCTTGATTATCTATCACTTTATTAACAAATGTTTTTAAGGTTGAATTTGTTTCTTCTAATTGTTTTAATATAGCAGCACCAAATCTATTTTGAACTTCTGTGCTTAATTTTGAATAATCTGAAACTCCGTTTGTTTCAATTTCTAGTGCTTTTGTAAAAACATTTACACCATCTAAAGCTTTTAAAGTATTATCTACAACACTAGATTTTTTTTCTTCTTTTTTATTTTCTTCTTTTTTAGATTCTGATTTAGAATCAGATTTAAAAATATTAGAAACAGATGTTTTGATTTTTTGTGGAGTTACTCCAGCATTTTTTAATCCGGCCAATAAAGCTCCAGCTGTTACACCTAAATCTTCCATTTTAAAATCTAAATCTTTCGTTTTTACTGGAGTTGTATCAGTCGAAAGTCCAGAATCCTGATTTATATTTACAGATCCAGAAACATCTATATCTTTACCTATAGATGCTGTTTTAAAATTTTTAGCCATATTATAATAATCAGAAGCTTTTGTTCCATTTGCATCTGTTCTATCTTTTTTTCCATAAATTAGATCTTTCATTCCTCCTGTGCCAAGCAAGTGTGATGCAGCGGTTCTACCGAATGTTTCTTCTGTAGATAAATTATTATTTTTATTAATGGTTGCAAATAATCTTTTAAAGTGAACATCGGCTATTTGTTCTTGTAATTCTGGATCATTTAAAAATCTTTCTTTACCGCCTTTAATTGTCCAGTTATCTTCATTAGCTAAAAATGCTTTTTGAGATCCTTGTTTTTTGTCCCATGGACGTTTTAATAATCCTAAATCATATAATCTTGGTGCACCAAATTGATATCTACCTAAAAAACCATCAGAATTTTCTGCCTTATAATTTCCTCTTGATTCTCTATAAGCAATTAATTGTTTAAAACGTTGATAATCTTTATCATCTATAGCCATGACATCTCTTTTTGTTCTATTTATCTGAATAATTTTTAAATATAGTGCAACTTGTGCAAAAATTTAATAAAAACCTAAACTTAAAGTGTTATAATTGTTTCAAATATTTTAAATAAGGAGACAAAGATGATACCAACAGTTAGAGAAAAGAAAGAAGTTTTTGTTACAAAATATGATACTCAAATTGCAGATAAAACATATACTGTAACATTTCAAGATACAAAAGAAAAAGATTATACAATAGATGACATTATAGAACATATTCTAGAAAATGTAATAAATGCTGAAAGTTATGCTAGATATACAAATCAGAAATATTGCACAGAAATTATTTTAAATTTAAAAGAAGGTGTTTTAGAAAATACTAATACAGTAAATATGTTACTTAACCCTAAAGAAAATGAAGAATTTTTTAAAGATTTAGGTCTTACTTTTTATGATTATGAAGAAGCATATTATTTTGATAATGGTGAATTAAATTTAAATGTTTTAGGAAGTATTTTAGCTAAATTTATAAAAGTTCAAAATAATATTAATCCTAAATTTAAAATAGGTGATAAATTAGTCATGTTAAGAGAAGAAGACAGATATGTTAGCGATGTTTTTAAAGTAGAAGACATTTATAATGGAATGTATTGTTTTCCATATAATGAAATAGAAATAGAAGAAGTCAATAAAGAATTTATTAATATTGAAGATGTTTTGTGGTATTTTGAAGCAAAAGTCCTAGATCCAAATGGTGACGAACATTGGATGAAAAGTATTGCTGAATATGATATTTTCAATAAAAGAATGACAATAAAAGAAGCTAAAGAATACATTAATGAAGAAGTAGATTATTATACAATAGTTGATGTAAAACCTATTTATAATCTTGGATTTTTAACTAAATAAGGTTTTAAAATGAATACATTAAAAAATTATTTTTTAGCTAATGAAGTAACAGAAAGATTAGGAATTTCGATAGCAAATATATCATCTCCTAATCTTTTATACAGAAAAGATGATGAAACGGTTTGGTTAAAAAGAGGTAATTGCATTTTTAATTCATTATATAATATTGATCATTTATCTAAAAACACACAATCATTTATTAGAAATAATGAATTGATGGATTGTTCAAAATTAATTCCAGTTAGTTATTTAATACAAGAATTAAAAACAAATGAGCTTAATTTACAAATATTTGGTAAAATAGAATTTAAATATGGTAAAAAATTATTATTTTTAAACTCTTTTGGTGACAAAATTTTTAATAAAAAAATTAATGATGTTTTACCAATAGAAGAATGCAAAGAGTTAAAACTTTCAGGCGATATAGAAGACTATATTCCATTAAACAAAAAAGATGCTTTATACTATTATTAATTTTAAAACAATATATGATAAAATTTATAAAAATTAAAAAGGAATTAAAAGAAGTGATGCTAATTAGAGTAGAACGTCATATAATAAAAAGAACAGATAAAAATTACTCTAACATAAAAGATATATGTCATAAATGTAAAAATTTATATAATTATACAAATTATATCTTAAGACAGAGGTTTTTTAAACAAGAAGGATTATATAATGAATTTGAGCTTAGTAGTATTTTAACCAAAGAAAATCAAGATGACTATAGAGCCTTGCCAGCACAAACTTCTCAACAAGTAATTAAACTTGTTTATAAGAATTGGAAGTCTTATTTTCAAGCAATTAAATCTTACAAAAAAGATAAAAGCAGATTCTTGGGTTGCCCTAAACCTCCAAAATATAAGCCAAGAGGTGAAAATGGTTATTCTATTGCACTTTTTACTAATCAACAAGCCATTTTAAAAAATGGCTTGATCAAGTTTCCTAAACAAACTAAACTACTACCAATAAGAACAAAAGCTTCAAGCATAAAGCAAGTTAGGTTAATTCCTAATTCCGCTTGCTTTATAGTTGAAGTTGTCTATGAAAAAGAGGTAGTTCAAATTGAAACCACTAGAGGTGCAATCGCTTCTATTGATTTGGGCATTAATAACTTTGTAACCTTCTTAGATAATCAAGGCTATCAACCTTTTATTATCAACGGCAAAGGGGCTAAGTCTTTTAATCAATACTATCACAAAACAAAAGCGAAAATGCAATCTAAGTTAAAAGATGGACGATACTCATCAAACAATATTCAACTATTAGGCTTAAAGCGTTCTATGTTCATGCAAAATTTCTTGCACCAGTCTAGCTCTCTTATAATCAAAGCTTTAAAAGAGAGAAAAATTTCTACTCTTGTTATAGGGCTAAATGAAGATTGGAAACAAGAGTGCAATATGGGTAAGAGAAATAACCAAAACTTTATCTCTATACCACACAAGCAGTTTATAGACCAACTGGTTTATAAGTGCGAGGAGATAGGTGTCGAGGTTATCTTAACTGAAGAAGCATACACAAGTAAGATAGACCACTTTATAGGCGAAGAGATGAAGTATCATAGTACATATGCTGGCAGACGCATACATAGAGGATTATTTAAATCATCTACTGGTGTGATAGTCAATGCGGACATAAACGGTGCTTTAGGCATTATGAGAAAAGTATTTCCTGAGGAAGCTCTTGCATTAGCGGGACTTATAATGAATAGTGGTGTAGCGTTCACGCCTGTAATTGTGAATTCTATTAGTTGTCATGCAGCAAACATAAAAGCTTCTAACAACTGTATCAGTCTTTACACTACAAAGAAAGTTGGTTAACGCCAATTATTAACGTTATTATTAAGGAGAAAATTATGGATTTTATGTTATGTAATTTAATTTTAACTAATGCAGATATGAATTATTTTGCAATGTTGTTGAATGATTTAGTTATAGATAATGATGTCTTAATTAATTTAATAGGATTATAAAATGAATATTCAAGATTTAAAAGATTTAATTGAAGATTTGGATATTGATTTGATTTTTGAAAATATTCCAGTTCAAGAAACAGAAGAAGAACAAATAATAGATTTTACGTTAGGAGATATAGATGAATATCAAATCTGAAAAATGGTTAAACAGATTTATGAAAATAGCAGAAGATGTTTCAGAATGGTCAAAAGATCCATCTTCAAAAATAGGTGCAGTAATAATTTCTGATACAGGTAGAATACTTGCAACAGGTTATAATGGATTCTCTTCAAGATTTAATGATACAGAAGATTTATATCAAAATAGAGAATTTAAATATTCTAGAATAATTCACGCTGAAATGAATGCTTTAATAAACGCATTAAATTATGGGATTAATATTGATAATTCTTTATTGTTTGTTTATGGTTTACCAGTGTGTAATGAATGTGCAAAAATTATATCTAATACAAACATTAAAACTGTTGTTATGAAATATAAACATTCTGAAAAATGGGAAGAATCTTTTAAAATAACTAAAGAAATTTTTAAAGAATGTGGAATAGAAGTAATAGATTTAAACAATTTTTAAATTTAAAATGTTATAATTTTTATAAATATTTAAAAAGGATAGAAAATGAAATACAATAGAGATTTCAACATAAAGAAAAACATAGAAAGAGAAATAGATCTTTCTACAAAAGTTGTTACTTCTAAGAAGTATAAAAAAGATAAATACATTAAAAAGAACATGAAAAATTTCATGTTTGGTTAAGGAATACGTAAATGCCAAATCCATTAAATGTATTTTTTACATTAGCAATTGAATATGATTTTGCTGGTTCTGGATATTCAGATGATTATGAAAGAATTGAAAATACAAATATTGTATTAGCAAATAATAGATCTGATACAGAAAAGTTTTTTACTATTGAATTATCAGCAACTCCAAACGATAAGACGCTAATAAAAAAGGTTAATAGAATAACGTTTTTGGATGAAAATGAACAACCAGTAAATGTTTTAGTTGGAACAGTGGTAGTAAATAGTTCATCAGGTGCTTTAGTTGATTATGTAAAAGCCGAATTAGGTAAAAAATATAAAATAAAAGCAAAAATTGAATTTATTGGAACTGATGATAATACATATACAGAAGAAACAAATTTTGTGTCATTTACAACTATTGAAAAATCTGATTTTGTAGAAGTTGATAAAATTCAAATATTTTTAGATAATTCTACAGAATTTGGTAAAAAATTTAAATCAATTAATATACCAATGATTCCATTAGTGTTTAAAAATGAAACAAAAATGGTTGTATCTAAAGCTGATTTATTAAAATTTATTGTTAAACAAGATTGTATAAATCATTTAGCATACTATGAAAAAGAATATGTAACAGAGGTTTTCGGAACAATTACTGGTAAAGTTGAAACAGACTATAAAGGTAAAGCTTTTTATAAAGGTTCTGATTTAATTGAATTTTTAAAACATTAATAAAAAATTAAAGGAGATTTTATGAATGAAGAATTATTAAAGGCGTTAGAAGATTTAGTCTCATCTCTTGGAGATTATATGGAAGATAAGATACAATATAATAATGATAATATTGATATTTGATTTTTTAAAAATATAAAAGAAAATTGTGATAAATTTTTATCATTAATACCAGAAGGAGAATAAAATGTTTGTGTATTTTATAAAAGATAATGTTAAACATTATATAAGAACAGTTAAGAGTTATGAAGAATTTCAAAAATTACAGAATGAATTTAAAAATATCAAACTTTACATTGAAGATTAACTATGAGAATAGATTTAAAATTTAATGATGAAACCATAGATATTTTAAGTTCATATTTGAAGTTAAAATATAATGACTATTTTTGGAATGGGACAAACATTAAAGAATTATCTGATGAGCATATACATAATATTATTAATTATGTTTACAATTCAATAGATGATGAAGATGATGAACCAGATGATCCATGGGCATTAGAAAATGGTTATTTTTAAAGGTTAAAGATGTATCGAAAAATCAAAGTTCAGAAATCTAAAATTAGAATTCATTTTGAAAATTATTTTTTATTATATTTTGTAATTATATTTAATGTTTGTTTTTACACATTTACAATCATTAATTATAATGAATCTATTACTAAAATAAAAAATACTTATAAATCTTCTATTGATTTAGCAATTGAAGAAAATAAAAATTTGAATATTATTATAGAAACTTATAAATCTAAAATTGAAAAATTAGAAAAAAGATCTTTTAATACAAGAATTTCTAAAGCAATTTTAAATGATATGAGTAAAATAGATTATATTTCAGAAAACGAGAAATTAAAAATATTTAATTCTATAATTAAAAATTCAGAAATACATAATATTAATCCTATTGTTCTTTATTCTGTTTTATACACAGAATCTTCTTTAAAACCATATATGGAACATAAAGAAACATATATACCATCTTTAAAGAAAAGAATAAAAGCAGTAGGATTAGGTGGAGTTGTTTGGGAATTTTGGAAAGATGATTTAAAGAAAAACAATATAGCTCAAACAAGACAAGATTTGTTTGAAATAGAAACAAATATTGCAGCATCTGCTTATATTTTGAATACATATAAATCTCAAAATCAATTAGATAAGGCAAAAACAAATGTTGATTCTATGTTAATGAGATATTATGGTTCATCTAGTGCAAATTATGAAGGAAAAATTTATAAAAAAATTGGTCAATTAATGTTTATTGATTAAAAACACTAAAAAAGGCCTTAAAAGATAAATAAATTATAAAACAAAATTATAATTTATAAGGCCTTTAATATGTCAAATAGAATAGAAAAAATGAAAGTTGGTCTTTCTAGGGGAGGAGCAGCTAAATCATCTAAATATAGAGTTTTATTTTCACTCCCTAATGAAGTAACCAAAACCACTGATGTAGAAACAATGAGCTTTATGTGTAAGGCTACATCGTTTCCATCAGTAACAATAGGACAAATAGAAGTTTGGAATCAAGGCAGAAAACTTCCAATTCCTGGAGATACTTCTTATGAAACAACATGGAATTTAACATTTTATAATGATGTTGAACATTCAGTAAGAAGAACATTCTTATCTTGGATGGCTGCTACTGATAACTTCCAAGAAAACTGGCATTCAGGTAATCCTGGTGGATTATTTGTGGATATGACAGTCCAACAATTGGATAGTCAAGAAAATCCAACAGCAGTGTATACCTTCCACAACGTGTGGCCCCAAAATGTTGCTGAAATTCAAGTAACAGCAGATGGTGTTGATCAAATTCAAGAATTCGACGTGACACTGAGTTTTTCAGACTGGATAGTAGGTGTGGACGAGAAAAATGATCCTAAGAAATTAATCAATAATGCTGCTACTAACGTTGTAGCTTATTCATAATTTTAAAATTAATCGAGGTTTTAATTGCAACATTAGAATCTCGATAAAATTATTAAGATTTTATTGATATTATAATTAATAAAAATTTAAAGGAGCTAATAGTGTTTAAAGATAAATTTCCAAAATCTTTAAGATATTCTAAATGTGTTTTTCAATCTTATTATAATAAATATCTTGTTTATAGATTAATGAATTTATATAAATGTTCATTAATAGATGCAATACAATGTGTTATGAACACTGTTAAAATAGATAAAATGTCTGTGTCATTAAAATCTATGCTTAATTTTTATGAATTAGATATTGATAAAGAGATATTTTATAAGAATCATAAGTTTAAACCTCGCAAAAAGAGAAAATTTAAACTTTTTTCTATTAAAAAGTTACCTAAATCACCCAAACCACCAAAATTACCAGAAATTAAGATTAAACAGGAAACAAAACCAAAGTTAATTCTTAAATCAAATTCAGAAATAAAAAATTATATTTTTAAAAATATAGATATAGATGATAAAAAATTAGATGTTAATGGTGTTGACATTTTATTTAAAAATCATAATTTAGCAATAAATTGCATAGAATTAGAATCACATTCAGAAGGTAAAGATTTTGCTATTGATAGAAATTATCATTTAAATCAAACAAATAAATGTTTAGAACAAGGAATACAATTATTGCAGATTTTCGAAGGTGAAGATTTGGAACTATGGTTATCTATGATAAAATCTAGATTAGGATTATCTAAACGAATATTTGCAAGAAAATGCACTATTAAAGAAGTTAATTCTTCTGATATTAAAGAATTTTTAGAAATGAATCATATACAAGGTTATATACAATCCAAAGTTAATATAGGATTGTTTTTTGATGATGAATTAGTTAGTGTAATGACTTTTTCAATGCCTAGATTTAATAAAAAATATAAATATGAATTAATTAGATTTTGTTCAAAAAGAAATTATAATATTATTGGTGCGGCATCAAAACTTTGGAAATATTTTGTTAACAAATATAATCCAAAGTCAGTGATAACTTATGCAAACAGAAGATTCTCAAAAGGAAATGTATACGCTGCTTTAGGTTTTACCTTTATAGAAGCTATTAATCCTAATTATTTTTATTTTAAAAGTGGAGAATTAGAATTAAGTTCTAGAGTTAAATTTCAAAAACACAAATTAAAAGATAAATTAAATACATTTGATGAAAATCTTTCTGAAGCAGAAAATATGTTCAATAATGATTATAGAAGAATATATGATTGTGGAAATTTAAAATTCGAATGGATAAACACTAAAAATGATTGATATTCCAGAAAAAATAAGATACACAAAAAAATATTTGGATTTTTATAATTTAATATTAATTAACAGATTGATTAATATTTTTGATTGCTCTTTAACAGAAGCAATTCTTTGTGTATCTCAAAACATAAAACATTTGGGAATTTCATCTTTTTTAAAAAAGGTAAAAAAATATTCAAAACATGAATTTGATTATGATTTTATAGTAAAAAATCATATTTATAAATTACACACTAAGCATATTTTAATACCTTTTAAAAGAAATAGAGAATATTATAAAAATATTGTAGAAAAATTTCAAGACACAATGATGAAAAAATATGGTTATATTTCTAATTTTTCTAGAAAAGAAGTAAAAGAAAAACGAAATAAAACAATGACAGAAAAATATAACACAATTTATCCTTTACAATCTAGTTTAAGTTTATTAAAATTTCAAAAAACTGTTAAAGAAATAAATAATATTTCAGACGCAGAAATTGAAAGGCGTTTAAGGGAAGATTTAAACAAAAATTTTTTTATAAAAAACTTTGTAAAAAATGATTTATTCTATATAAATGAAGCCATGAATTATTTTAATTATGCTTATTCTAGAATGTGTCAGTTAAAAAATAAATTTAATATTTGTGAGAAAAATTATACTAATAATATAAAATTGGAACATATATTTATTAACGATTTAAAAGAAAAATTTAAAATAATAATTATACAACAATTTAGAATTGATTTTAATAATACTTTTTTTAAAGTAGATGGTTATGATAAAGATTCAAACACAATTTATGAATTTTTAGGTGATTATTTTCATGGTAATTTAGAAAAATTTAATCCATTAAGCAAAACATATTATGGTAAAACAATGGAATATTTAAATGAAAAAACATTTGATAGATTAAATATTATAAAATCATTAGGATATAATGTAAAATATGTATGGGAATCTGATTATTTAAAGAATGGTTTAGAATCTATTAAAACACTGTAAAATTATTCAATTTTAACCAAGATAAATAATTTACACGAGATTCCTATTCGAGATAATATCAAGATTAGGTTTCTATGCTTGTTGATTTGCTTTAAAAGCAAAATCACAAAATCAATAAGACTTAGTGTAATTCAAAGAAAGGTTAAAATAAAATGGCTAATGGCTCATTATTAAGTCCGAGTGTAACGATACGTGAGAGCGATATGTCACAAGTTGTAGCATTCGAAGGCACATCAGTTACAGTTTTTGGTGGCAATTTTACTAAAGGTCCTATAGGTTTTTATCAAGTTGTCGACTCAGTCGAAAATTTGAGAGATTTATATGGAGATCCGACAAAAACAAACATAAATGAATGGATGCAGTGTTATAACTTCTTGCAATATTCTAATACTCTTTTAGTTTCAAGGGCTGCAAATTTAGATGGTGATATGAAATTATTAGAAAATGTTTCATATGAATCTGATACATTCTTCTTACAAGATATTAAAACAAAATTAAATCTTAAAGTATATAAACAAAATGGTGTAGATATATCTTTTGAAAAAACTGATTTATTTAAAGTGAATGATAGAATTTCAGTAATGGAATTACCACAAACATTTAAAATTAAATATTTAAGAGATGAACAAATAGATGTTATGGAAAGAGATCCAAATGATCCAACAAACGTTGTTCTTCAAACAGTTAAAAAAGATGTAACAACAGTTACATTTGATGCAATTCCAGAACTTCATGATGGAGATTATATCTATAAAATAACCGAAGCTGTTCAACCAAAAGGCAATAAAATAAGTTTAAGAGGTCAAGTAAATCTTAAACCAGGTGAAATTATAGGTTTTTCTGATTCTAACATAGATCCATTATTTAGGGTTTTAACTTCTGAAATAGCTTTAATAAATGGTCAATACTTTACAAATATTTCTTATATTGGTAGAGATGATGATTCTCAAATTGTATCTGCTACAACCGGTGGTAAAGTTTATAAATTAGAAAGAACTCAATCTGCTTGCGCAGAAGTTAGCGTAGATGGATCAGAAGTAGATGTTAATCTATTAGATACTGTCGAACACACCGTTCCAAATTATACAACATTTGATGAATTGCAAAAATCTTTACCGTTTGTTTCTGAAACATCTAAATTAAAAATCTTTGCAAAAACTCCTGGTGCATGGGGTAACTTATTAGAAGTTGCAATAGCAAATCCAGAAGATTTTAATAAAGGTAAAGAAGCTAAAGATGGTATTTCATTAGATTCTTTATATGAATATATTCCTGATGTTGGAACATTTGGATTAATGGTATTCTATAAAAATCAATTAGTAGAAACATTTACTGTTTCATTTAATGAAAAAGCTAAAGATGATATGAATAATTCTTTATATATAGAGAATGTTATAAATAAGAAATCTAATTATATTTTAGTAAATGTAAATGAAGCAAATTTACAAACTAAAGTTGTATCTAGATTAGAAGATAATATTATAAATTTATATAAAGGTTCAGATTCAGAGGCTGGTAAAGATGATATTATTGATGCTTATAATGTTTTTGAAAACAATGAAGAAGTTGAAATAGATATAGTTATGGCAAATGAAATATATCCGCAAGCTGCTGCAGAATTAGTATTAAAAAGATTAGATTGTGTAGCATATATTTCAGCTCCTAAAGAAATTTGTGTTGGATTAAAAGCCACAGAAGCAACTAGAAAACATTTAGAATGGAGAAAAGAACTTAACTATAATTCATCTTATATAGCTATTTTCTCTAACTATAAATATCAATATTCACCGGATTTAGATAAAAATGTTTGGATAAATTTATGTGGTGATATTTGTGGTATTACCGCGAAAGTAAACTTTGAAAATGGCTCACACTGGGCTTCAGCCGGTTTAAATAGAGGTATTATTAAAAATGTTGTTAAATTAGCAAATTCATTCTCATTAACAAATAGAGATGAATTATACAAAAATCAAATTAATCCAATTGTAACATTCCCTAATCAAGGAAGTGTTGTATGGGGTAATAAAACATCTCAAACTAAAAATTCTTCTTTTTCAAGGGTAAATGTTCGCAGGCTCTTTGTGGAGATGGAAAGAGCTCTTGGTAAGATGAGCAAATACCAGTTATTTGAGTTTAATGATGCATTCACGCGGAATTATATTTCAAGTATTATTAAGCCTTATCTTGCCGGCAAGAAAGCAGCTAGAGCTCTAACCGACTTCTTGGTTGTCGTGGACGAAACAAACAACACACCACAAGTTGTGGCAAACAATCAGTTAGTAATCGATATCTATATTAAGCCAACGTATACAGTCGAGTGGATTATACTTCATTTCGTCAATGTCGGAACAAATGACTTTAGTATAGCTATTTCAAAAGGCTAATTTTAAAAAATAAAGGAGTATTTTTACTCCTTTATCCATTCAAAAATTTTTACAACTTTTAAAGATAAATAGATTAAAAGAGAGAAAATGGGTCAATTTAGCTTTTCATTAAAAGATGTAAAAAAAGAATTAGGAACTGGATTAAGTGTTAGATCAAATACATATCTTTTAATGGTTGCTGTTCCTGGTTCCGTTTCTAAAAAATTGGCTATATTATGTCAGTCTACTTCGTTACCAGAACGCACTATCGGATCTGTTGAACTTTTTATAAAAGGAAGACGTTTTAGAGTTAGAGGAGAAACAGATTTACAAGCTACATATACAGTAAATTTTATTGATGATTCTGAAATGAAAGTCCGTGAATTATTTATGAATTGGATGAGAGAAGTTGATAACACAACATTAAATAAAGAAAACGCTTTAGGAATATTTGGAGATTTTGCTAATGATCTGGTAAATGGTGTATCTGGAATTGTTAAGAGCATTAATAACATTAAAACTTTATTTTCATTTGATAAAGGTTTAAACTTTTTTCAAAATGCTTTAACAAATAATGAAGGTTCTCCTTATTATATGAGAGATGTAGAAATTTGGCAACTATCTAAAACAAGAGAAAAAGTTAAAGGATATAGATTAACAAATTGTTTTGTAACATCTGTAGGAGCAGTTGAAACATCAGATGAAGAAGTTGATGCATTATCAAGATTTTCAGTAGATTTTACTTATTCTGATGTTGAATTTATTAAAAATGAATCATATATTTCAGAAATAGTTAATACAATTATAGGAAATTCTGGTCAAGATTTAGTAAATGGTATAAAAAATATTCAAGAATCTTTATTAGATTAATGTTAAACAACACTAAATTTTAGATAAATAGATAAAAAGATTAAAAAGAGATAAAATGTGGATAACTGAACAAATTAAAAAAACTTTTTTGAAACAACCAAAAGAATATTTAGATTATTACAGAGATATAAGTCCTCAAAAAATTCAAAATGTTCTAACACAAGATGATAGTTTCTTAAATGGAACTGTGTTTTTTGATGCTTATTTTAATGCTGGATATAATGCATATGATAAACAAACCACTTCTCAGAGACAAGCTGATAAAATTGAAATATACAGACAAATTGCTGAATATCCAGAAGTTTCAGATGCAATAGATGAAATTGTTAATGAAATAATATATACTCCTGAATTTAAAGATACTGTTCAACTTAAATTTAATGGAGAATCTAAGAATTTTGAAAAAATATTTCAAGAAAAATTTGAAAAAATATATAGATTATTAAATTTAAATAAAAATTTTTATAGAATAGTAAGAGATTCTTATATAGATGGTCAATTAAATTTAAAAGTTTCTTACTCAGAAAATAAGAAAAATGGAATAACAAATGTTACTTATTTAGATCCTAGATATTTAGCTTGGAATGGAAAAGATGAAGTTTATGAATACATTGATGGAATAACTTTATTTAATCAAATGTATTATTCAAAAGATGATAAACCGATTGTTTATAAATATAAAATTGATGAAATAGTTCACCAAAATTTTGGTTTAACCTCATCTGATGGTAAAGTTTTTTATTCTTATTTAGAGAATGCTATAAAACCAGCGAATATGTTAAAAACATTAGAAGATTTATTGATTCCATTAAGATTTAATAGATCTGTTTCTAGAAGAATTTTTAATGTTGATATTTCTGATTTACCTTCTTCTAAAGCAGAAGCTTTTATGAGAAAAATTCAAGAACAATTTAAATATAAAAAATTCTATAATTCAGATACTGGAGAAGTAACAAATCAACAACACATCACATCATTAATCGAAGATTACTGGTTTGGAAATAGATCTGGAGCTAAAGGAACACAAGTTGAACTTCTTGATGAAAGAGGTGCTCTTGGTGAAATGGATGATATTTTATATTTTTATAAGAAATTATATAAATCTCTTAAAATTCCTTCAAATAGAATTTCAATAAATCA